GCCACAGGCGGTGATTCTACAGCAATCGATGGTGGAACTGGTGGTATTGTGATCAGTGGAACTGCTCTAGGCACTGGTGCTGGCCTATTAAACATTGCAGCTGGCACATATATGTGTCCGGCATTGGCCCAACAACCACACACCAGTGTACCGTTGTTTAAAAGATCAGATTTTGGTTCTACTGTAAATGCTCGTCCTACAGGTTCAGTATGGCTCAAAACTACTGAGCCAAACAATGGAGCTCGTTGGAGAGTAAAACGCTACAATCAAAGTACTGATGCTTGGGTAGCCAATGAAGCACCTTTGTACGCAACTCCGCACTCTGCCTTGTACTTTCTAGATAAATCCGGCGGCGGCGCAAATCTTCCCAAAGGTGCATTATTTGTTCAAACAAATGCTAGAGAACACGCAGGATCATACTCTGCTACCACTGGAGCAGTGAACGGTTTTGATGCTCCGGATCAAACACTGGCTACTACCACTTTTAGAATATTTAAAAGAGCAGCCAGCGGTGAAACTGCAATTAAATCTAAAATTATTACCACAGGAACAATTAGTGGTGTAAAAACTTTCACAATCAAACAGTCGATCGTTGGCGATAACGCACTAAGTTCAGCAGCTTCATTTACATTCACAGCAGCAGGCACAGCAGACGATGCGTTTACAATTGCAGGATTGATTAATGCTGCTAGTTACACTGATTCAACAAGTGCTGCTATCACAAATAACGTAGTGGCCAGTGTTACTACCAGCAACGAATTGGTAATCACACATAAGACAGGTGGCGATATCAGACTAACTGATGTTACCGGTGGTGCTATTGGTACGCTGTTCCCAGTCTACAATCTAGCAACGGGTGCTGGAACCAGCAATTTCTACGCATTGTCAGGTGGCTTGGCCACAGGAGCACAAGAAGGTTATTTGGCTTCCTTGTGGATCCCATTGGTCAATGATGTGTTTGCTGCTACTCCAGATGCTCCATTAGAAGAGCCAGCAGATGGACAACTATGGTACAATCCTGCATTTGGTGAAGTGGATCTAATGATTCACAATGGTACAACCTGGGTGGGCTACAAATCAGCAACAAGTCCGTACTATGCTAATAATACTGATGACGAAGGTCCCATTGTATCCGCAAGTATGCCAATATTACAAGCTGACGGTGGTGCTTTGGTCAACGGTGACATCTGGATTAGCACAGCTGATCTAGAAAACTTCCCAAGCATATACAAATTCAACACTGATGCAGGCAATCAAATTGCACTAAAATGGGTGCTGGTTGACAAGACTGACCAAACCTCGGAAGAAGGTATTTTATTTGCAGATGCTCGTGCAGGTACTAGTGGTGGGTCACCCACTGCTGCACCTTCTGGATCAATCAAAGATTTGTTAACTGACGATTTCTTGGACCCAGATGCACCGGATCCAGATCTATACCCCAAAGGCATGTTGCTGTGGAATCTACGTAGAAGCGGTGGAAACGTCAAGAAATACAACAATGGCTATATTGACACCACAGCAGATAACGAAAGACAAACTGGATCACCGAGTATGGAATTATACTGGCCAGATCGTTGGACCACTGCTAGTCCCAACAATGAAGATGGTTCAGGATCATTTGGTCGTAAGGCACAGAGATCAGCTGTGGTTGCTGCATTGAAGAGTGCTATCGACACCAGCGAAGAAGCACGTGACGAAGAACGCAGAAACTTCAACCTAATTGCTTGCCCTGGATATCCAGAAGCACTCAGCAATCTAATCAACTTGAATCTGGATCGCAAGGTCACAGCTTTTGTGGTTGGTGATACACCATTGCGTCTCAAGAGCGATGCAACAAGCCTAACAACCTGGGGTACCAATGCTAATCTAGCACTAGACAACGGAGATAATGGTATTGTTACCTATGACGAATATGCAGCGGTTTACTATCCAAATGGATTTACCACTGACCTTACAGGTGCTAATGCTGTGGTTCCGGCCAGTCACATGATGCTGAGAACTATTGCCCTAAGCGATCAAGTGAGCTTTCCTTGGTTTGCTCCAGCAGGCACACGCCGTGGTGGTATTACCAATGCCACAGCAGTGGGATACATTGATTCATTGACAGGTGAATTCCAAACAGTTGCTCTAAACAACGGTCAGAGAGATACACTGTATGATCTAAAAGTTAATCCAATTCCGTTCTTTGTAGGTACAGGATTGGTAGCTTATGGTCAAAAGACTCGTGCAAGAAATGCATCATCACTGGATCGCATCAATGTAGCACGTCTAGTTGTATATCTACGCAGCCAGTTGACAAAACTTGCTCGTCCATATATCTTTGAGCCAAACGATTCTATCACTCGTGACGAGATCAAACAAGCTGTAGAAAGTTTGTTGCTGGAACTAGTGGGTCTAAGAGCTATCTATGACTTTGCAGTAGTATGCGATGAAACCAACAACACACCGAGTAGAATTGATCGTAATGAATTATATGTAGATGTTGCCATTGAGCCAACCAAGGCCGTTGAATTTATTTACATACCATTGCGTCTCAAGAACACAGGTGAGATTTAATGAATAAATACAATATCGGAGCATAAGACAATGGCAATTACATCATTAACAAATTACTCGATTAACCCATCTGGTCCTGGTTCAAATACCGGTATGTTGATGCCGAAACTAAAGTATCGCTTTCGTGTTACTTTACTAGGTTTCGGCACATCGTCTAGTACAGAACTTACCAAACAGGTCATGGACGTTACTCGACCAAAAGTTTCTTTTGAAGAAATCCCAATCGAAATTTACAATTCCAAGATCAAAATTGCAGGCAAATACACCTGGGAAAATATCACGCTAAACCTCAGAGATGATGCCAGCAGTACTGTTATCAAGCTAGTTGGTCAGCAGATTCAGAAGCAGTTTGATTTCCATGAACAGGCCAGTGCTCGTTCTGGTATCGACTACAAGTTTACCACACGTATTGAAATACTAGACGGAGGCAACGGTGCTGCTGCTCCAGTAGTTTTAGAAACCTGGGAATGCTATGGATGCTTCTTGCAGAACACCGATTACGGTGATTTGAACTACACTGAAAATTCTCCAGCTACAGTGGCTTTGACTATTGTTTATGACAATGCAATGCACACACCAGATGCAGTTGGCGTCATTGGTATAGGCACAGCTGGTACAGCCAGACCAACAGCTAGTGCTTTATCAGTAGGTAGCTCAGGTATTTAATTAATACCCGAACACAAAAAAGCCCGAATTATTCGGGCTTTTTTTATGACTAAATAATTATATGGCCAATAAGTTTACACGATTTTTAAATAGTGCTCTCAGAGGACCCAAGGGTGTGGTTGGAAATTTTCAGCATGCCACACGAATATTTGTTGACAACAACTATCGTCTAACCCCTAGAACCAAATTTCTTTATTATGCTGTATTTTCGGGTGCTGAAAGAGAAGTTAGCCTACTAATCAAATCCACTGATTTGCCTAAATTTAATTTTGACATGGCAAATAAAAATGTGTACAATCGTACCAAACAGGTTTATAAGAAAATAAATTACGAACCTCTTAGTTTGTCATTCCACGACGACAATGCTGGTCTTATGCATTCTATGTATTCGGCCTACTACGCACACTATGCCAGCGACGGTGGAAACAGTCAAAACGATCATCCCATGAGTCTGTTTAATTATTCTGGAAGCTATGGCATGGGCTTTGCCACCCCAACAAACTTTTTCAGAAAAATATCTTTATATACTCTAAGCAGACATAGATTTAACGGATATGAACTGTTGGCACCAAGAATTAAATCTTGGTCACACGGGCAGGTAGATTATTCATCAAACGAACCGTTAGATAACACAATGACTGTTGAATACGAAGGTGTAAAGTATCTTTCGGGCAGTGTGGCCTATGGACAGCCTGACGGGTTTGCAAGCCTGTCTTACGATGTTGTGCAAAGTCCTAATGTATTAGGCGGCTCACTGGGATTAGGAAATGTGCTTGGCCCGATTGGTGATGTTTTAGGCGGCATCGAATCTGTATTTGGTGATGTAACCAAAAAGAATATATTGAAAAATCCAGGCGGATTCATAAGCACAGCAATTTCTCAAATCAATACCTACAAAAACAATGGAGGACAATTCCCCACAGTAGATGGAGTTATTGGAGAATTGAGAAATCCTGCAAATATTTTAACAGCGGCCAACACAGTTGGCGGAATTGTAGGAGCCAGTTTTCCTAAAATAGGTGCTGCATTAGGATCTATTGCAGCCACAACTGCCACTAGGAAAGTTTTGCAGACACAGTCAGCCAATAACACATTCCCATTATCATCTGGCAGCAGTAACGAAATCCCAACTGAATTTCCATGAGCACAATTAATTTACCAGCAGTTACAAAAACAGACAGTGCGTCAAGTACAAAATTATTTTTTGATACCTACGGCAGCCGACCTTTAGAATTTGGAGCCAATGAAGTCTCTGCCAGTATAGGATTTTTTACAGGTAGAGGATTTGAAGAAGAAGCTGCCTTGACCACAGCTATGACCATACTGCGGCAGGCCAAGATCGATGGCGTTCAAGTTTTTGAAATACTAGACACCTTGAAAGAACTCAACGGTACACAACTCAGTGCAGTGGTAGCACAAATTCTCAACAAATATCGTCCCAACACATCTTCATTGGGATTTAGAGCTGTGAATGTCATCAAGATAAATCAGACTAGAAACATTTTACCATAATGGCCAAATTTGCTCAAGGAAGATTCGAAATGAAAAATCCTAGCAAGTATGTTGGGACCAAAACACCATTGGCAAGATCAAGTTGGGAATTTGTTTTTATGCGAATGTTAGATGAACATCAAGGTGTAGAAAAATGGGCCAGCGAAAGTATACAAATACCTTACAGAGACCCGTTGACAGGAAAATATACCATATATGTTCCTGATTTTTTTATTACCTACGTTGACAAGAACGGAGCAAAGCATGCAGAAGTGGTTGAAGTAAAGCCAGCTAGTCAAACGCTGTTGGCAAATGTTGGCAAGAGCGTTTATAATCAACAACAATATATAAAGAATATGGCCAAATGGGAAGCTGCTACTAAATGGTGTAAGCAGCAAGGTATAAAGTTTCGTGTGGTCAACGAGGAACATATTTTCCATCAAGGTTCAAAACGCTGATAAGTATTGCTATGACCAAGAAACTTGAAGAATTATTTAATTTAGACGACAAACAGATAAATGTTGTGCCCAAGTCTATTAACGAAGAATTAGTAGAAAAAGCCACAGAAGTAAAGAGTCTAGATGACAGCATTGAAGCTGTAAATCAAATAACCAAAAGTTTACCACAGATAGTTGAATTGAATGATTTAAATGACAGTGATCTAGATAATCTTGCCAACAAAGCTGAAAAGGCCTACGATGATCTCATGGATCTAGGTATGAATGTTGAAGTTCGTTACAGTGGGCGTATATTTGAAGTAGCAGGCGGAATGCTTAAAAACGCCATCGATGCTAAATCTGCTAAAATAGATAAAAAGCTAAAGGCAATAGATCTACAACTAAAAAAATACAAGATTGATAAAGATAATAACGAAGATCCAAATGACGTGATTAATGGACAGGGTTATGTAATTACAGATCGCAACGAGCTCATTAAGAAATTAAGCGGAAAAGCATAAATACTAACATGAAACCATTTACAGAATATCTTGCTGAAAGCAAAAAAATCTATAACTTTAAAGTCAAAGTGGCTGGAGAATTGCCCGAGGCTTTTCAAGAAAACTTGAAGACAGCACTAGATCGCTGCAAATGTATCAAGTTAGAAAAAATCAAGACCACACCAATACAGGCATTGCCTCTGGACTTCCCCACAATGAAAAATTGTGAAGTAACCGTGTTCGAAGTAATTTGTGAATATCCTATTACAGGACCAGAAATAACTAATGATGTCAAGGCACTGGGACTCGACGAATCCAGCTTTCGTGTACGAGGTGGTAGTGAACCAACAGAAGCTGATCAAGTTCTGCTAGACAACGAACCATCAGGACAAGCACTGTTAACAGATTCCAACTACAAAGAAAATACAAATGCCAAACACAAAGACTATTTTGGTGATGACTTCAACAAAGGCTTTTTAAAAGACCTTGAAAAAACTGCAAAACAACGTAAAAAAGATCAAACTGGGCCAACAGAATATAAGCTGCCCAAAGGCAAGACTGACAAGTTAGGCCTTAAAAGCGCAATGGGGAGTAAATAATGGACTTTAATCAACTGTTAGCCAAGATGAGAGACTTGGATCAACCAACTACACAATCAATGCCTGCTACAGAAGCCTGCGGTGATGCACCTATGCCTATGAGTATGCCACCGTCGGTGAATGACCAACCACCGCCAAGTCATCCCAGTATGAGTGTGAATCTCAATGCACAAGGTATGGACAACATTGAAAGTTTAATGAAACTTATGACTAAAGTTAATCCAGATATGATTAACCAGCCATCCAAGATGATGCCAATGCCTACCATGACTGCAATGCCATCGTTGACTCCTCCAGGACCTAGCATATCTGCCATAGGTGATCTCGGTAACCTAGATGCAGGACCATTAAAAATG